GTTGGCTAAGAAACTAGCATACCTGTAATCCCCTTGGGAATATTCTTGTTTGCTAGGGTTAATAACCATACCGAACTTCTGGACGTACTCGTAAAACCACATGGTAGGGACGACGGTTTCGCAATCGTAGCAAAACAATGTATCATCCCCATAACCAACGTGTCTTACATCATCAATACCATACTCAAAAGAAAGGGCTTTCATCATGCATACTGCGATGATCCGATTCCATATGGTTCCGATAATACCAGTTGGCCCGATACCTGAACCTAATCCAAACCCTTCTTCGGCGTATAACATTGAGTGAGCATGTATGAGACCAGGATTATCAAATGATGCAAACATTACATCCAGTACCGATCCCCACTCATCATCAAAGGCTGACTTTAATACGTCTCTAACACTATTTCTAGCGTAACTCATCGTATGTTGATCAAAAGCCTCGTAATCCATACTGAAACATGTGTTATAACGGCGCACCCATCCTTGAATAATGGGCCCTACCACGTGGTTTCCTTGGTACCCGACCCCCCACTCAGTGAGCTTGAGAGCATTCAGGACTGGGTGAGTGAAACATTTCTCGAAAAGGGCACCATACTTAGCAGGCGCCATGGTAGCCCGTACCTTAGGAGCTTCCTCACCGTTGGGGACAACTCTATTGAATACGACCCAGGGGCTTTTGTGATAAGTATCAATGGCATCCCTATCCAACTCAATTATCTTCCGAGCGATGTCAATAGTGTCATTTACGATACTGTCATCCTCAGCCCATTTAGACGTAAAATGTGGATAGCCATAAAACTTATCTTTGGGCATAAGTTTGTATGCTTCATCAACACTCACTGGCGAAAGATAGGCGCCCTGGTTGGCATCTTTCAAGTCTCGCGCTACTTCTTGTATCGCAGACGTGACTAATTGCTGGACCTGTAGGGTTGGCATAAATTCAGGACCAAAGTATGCCTTGGTTTTATCTGCTACCTCAGTGGTATAAGCAGACATGTACGGACCAAACTTACTTCGCTGTTTCTCTTCAGTAGCACTATAACCAGGATGGGACAATAAAGCATGGACGTATTCACTATGAACATCTTGTTTTAAGTGGAGATTCCAAAATAAATCGTCTACTAAGGCTAGTAGTTCAGAATTACGTAAACCGGTATCATAGATAGATGACCGTGGACCATGCCCCCGTGCTTTGCCTGTAGGTAAACTACTAGATGACATAGCAGCCATCAAGTTAGTCCATTGTTGATCAGAGAGCGATGCCCTTATAGGGTGAGCTTCGCCAAGAGGTGTAGCAGAGTAATAATCACTCGTCGCATATAGCGGTACGCGGGTAGTCGAGGCATTCCTCATCGCATCATTGCGTTTTCTACGTTCTCGCCTAATCTCTGTTGATGATTTAACCATTTTCCCTCCAAGAACACGCTTTGACGTGAGTACTAAGGTCATATTTGTCTAACCAATATCTGGCATTTGAGTACCCAATATTAAGAGCTGAAGCTACTTGTGCAATCGTCAGACCTTGGGTAGTTAGTAACGATAGCTCCTCTTGAGAAAAGCGACGCCCTTTCGTACCTTTTGGTTCAGTCACAGCAACTACGTTGTGTGCGGATAATATTCGTGTAACAGTAGTAGGTGGCAAATGTGTTACCTTACTTATCTCGGTGTTGCTGTAACCAGCTTTAGCATCGGATATGATTCGTTCCTCAATTGGGTCCATAGGGCTTCTCCTTAAGGTAGTGAGCAATGACCAATTTGTGTCACCCGGAATGACAAACACAAATACCTTTCCACATGATAGCGAAAGGCGTTACAGTGTTTGAACCCATTCAGCGATACGTCAACGGATAACTTTGATGTTGCCCTGTAGTGACGTACGCTACGGCTGTTCGTGTAGGACGAACTTAGAACCCACTATAATGGGATTGACAATATAGCGCACTGGT